GGGAGCGTCAGATATGCGGATATGCGAAACCGGCTCCGGGAGGTAGTTCGGAGCCGGTTTCGCCGCCGGCCACAACTAACCGGCCCGATAAGGCTCGTACCGTGGCAATACGAAACCCTATCGGTTATATACGCGGAGCCAGAGCCGCCGCTAGAGCGCTAATCATAGTCTTAAATCCTGCGTCGATCTGCGCCGGCGTCGTGCCGGGTGCGATCTCGACGTGTAGCCATCGTCCGCCAATAGAGCCGGCGTTATTCGTCGCGGTGTAGATCCGGACGCCTTTAGTCGGTCCTCCGCCGCGGGAGCACCGGTAGCCCCGGCCGTAGGCACGGTCCGCGGCCGGAGCCTTGTAAGAATAATCGTGTAGTTCTTCTAAGTGGAGTTCGTCCGCGAAGTCGACCATTAGGTCGAACCACGACGCGAGTTCTTTAGGCGAGTTCTTCTTCGGGTCGAACGCTCGTCCGGTCGCGTGTACGGAGAGATACTTCCGAACGCGCGGATCAGTAGGCGGAAGTTTCTTCGCCCATTCCGGCGCGGTCCGCATTACGCGCACGTTCAGACCACCAGACGCGGCGAAACCGTAAAACCGCATATAGTCCTGAAACCGGCGGACGGCCGGCGTTACGGATTTAGCGGGAGCGTCGCGGTTCCCGGTGTAGGGACGACGCGTATTCGTCACTCTGCGCCGAAACCGTAAGCGGAGTCGTACGGGTTCGCGGCTCGAGCGAGCGGACCGACGAGCGCCGCCGCCGCGCCGATAACGAGATCGCGCAGATTCAGATTCCCGGACCCGACGAGGGTAAGGACCGCCACGAGGACGGCCCGAAGATAACTAGCGAGCATCGCGCGAGTCTTATCGTTCATGTCTAAACATCTCCTTTAGCGTGGTCCCGGATATGGCCGTCGAGTTTCGATTCGATGCGGTCGTGTCCGTGGCGTAGGTTCTTCACGGATTCTAATACGCGGTCGAGTTTCGCCGCGTTCGTATCGTGGTCGCGTTTATTGGCCTTCGCGAGAAGTCCGATAGCGGCGATAACGACGCCGAAACCGCCAGTAATAACCGCAGTAATCGCGCTATCAGTCATAGAACGCGATTCTAGTTAACGCGGTTCGGTTTCTGGCGTCTCTGCGTCGCCGGCGATCTCGAGATACCGCGCGTACTCGTCGTCGGTCATAGGACGAATCTCGTCGTCGATCTGTATTAGCGGCCGGTCTGCCATCTCTACGCCTTCCTATATCCGTAAACGGTGATCGTGCCGCCGGTGAGAGTTCCGGACGGTGCGGTAATGGTAAACGACGTGTACGACGTGCTCGCGCCATGTATCCCGCCGAAGTGTCGCGCTTGCGCGGTCGTGTTCGAGTCGAAGTTACGGAAAAGAGTCGGCCGCGCGAGAAATGGGTTTACGAGTTCGACGGTAAACGCGAACGCGGGTCCGGTTCCTCCGCCAATAGTCCACGATGCGACGTTATTTCCGGCGAGACCGCCGGTCGTACCGTCGGAATAGTTAACGAGCGCGAGCGACCAATAGTACGAAGTCGTCGACGCTCCGAGAGTCATCGCCGGCGAGATAGCGGCGCTCGACGTGCCGCCGGCGACGACGATCCGATACGCGTCGTAGGTATCGGAGAACGCGTCAGAGACGGAGACCGCGGTTACTGCGGTTCCTATCGTCTGCGACTTTACGTATACGAGACCGGAGTTAGCGGCGTACGTGTTCGCGTCGACGTTCGTCAGTAGTTCGCCGGTGCTCCACGTTTTAACCGCCATCGTTCACGCCTTGCGATGGCCGTAAACGATGATCGTTCCGCCGGTAAGAGTTCCGGTCGACGGAGTAAGGGTAAACGCGGTATACGCGGTACTTACGTTGTGATATCCGCCGTACTGTCGATAGGTGACGGTCGTCGCGTCAAACGAGCGGACGGACGTCGGTCGCGCCAGATTCGGATTCTCGAGTTCGATAATGAGAGACGGGTTTCCGGCTCGAGCGCCTCCAAGATCCCAATACGCGCCATTATTGACCGCGCCGCCGGCGACCGCACCGGTCGAATACGTAACTTGTATATATCCGGAGTAGTACGACGCGGCAGACGCTCCGAGAGTCATCCGGATATTTGGCGAGCCGGAGGACGTACCGCCGGCCAGTACGACGACGTACGCGTCGTAGGTGCTCGAGAACGCGGCGGTTACTTCGACGCTCGAGACCGCGGTTCCGATCGTCTGCGACTTCACGTAGTCGAGACCGGGATTCGCCATATACGTATTTACGTCGGTTGCGGAAACGAGTTCTCCGACCGCGAACGTCTTAACCGGCACGGGTTACCGTCCTTCGAGCATCGCGACGCGGCCGGCGAGATCGCGGACGACCGCCAGTAGCGCGACCGCGAGCCGGTCATATGCGACGCCTACGATCTGGCCGGTTTCGTCTCTCTGTACGAGCATCTCGATACCGGCGGCGGCGACGTCCTCCGCGACGAGTCCGAGTTCTACGGGTGCGGTCTCTGCGAGCCGGCGATAGGTGACCGGCTCGAGTTGGAGCACGTCGTCGAGTACCGCGGCCGGCGAGATATCGCGTTTAGTGTCGCGGGTGGAGCGCGTAATAAACGCGTCCGCGGTTACGTTCGTGTCCGCAAAGATATTCGTACTAAAGAGTCCGCCGCTAGAAGTACGGAGAGCGATCGTACTATTCGAGTATCCGCTATCGGGTTCGTAGCCGTCGAGTTGGCCGGCGCTACCGGTAATCGAAATCGAGTACGTGCCGGCGGCGACCTTCGACGTCGTGACCGCACCGGACGCGAGTTCCGAGTTTCCGACCGCGCTTGTCGCGATCTTCGCGGACGTAACCGCGTCGTCTGCGATCGTGGCGGTCGCGACCGGGAACACTTGTACCCATCCGGAAACCGCGCCGGTCGTGTTTACGGTAAGGACGTTCGTATCCTTCAGATATGCGAGCATTCCTTCGCGGACGGTTCCGGTCGGGAGACTCGTATCCCGGTCCGCGGCCGACGCGAACCGCATTACCGCCTGCGATGACGTGTAGTCGTTCAGATCCGCGGCGTCGAGTCGAGCACCATCCGCCCACGCTTTAAAACCTTCCGCCATCTCGAGATTCTCCTAGAAACCGTATCGGTTCGAGTCTAATAGGCTCTGCGGTTGGAGTTCGGGAGCGACGGCCGCGTCTCCGAAAATCATCGCGCTATTTGCGAACGCGTCGATTAGGTCGAACGTGACGCTATGCGTTCCGAGTCCGATTCGATGCGCCACGCCAGAGACGAGCATATATTTATCGACGAGTTCTCCGCCCTGCGGCGTGAACTTCACGCGAACCGCGTCGTCGATATCGACGGAGAGAATCGTTATCTGATCGTCCGAGTCGAGCGACGCGAGATTTATCGTTAGTGCGACGGGACGATATGCCGGGAGCGAGTATCCGTTCGCGTAATACTGCGCAAGTCCAAGAGCGGTCGTATCGGTCGACATAAAGAGACCGGTTTCCGAGTAATCCCATATACCGAACTCGTCGATACTGGCGGTGTTCTGCGCGGTCTGTACCGCGCCGCCGGTGCGCGTAATCGAGACGCGGTTATAGAGGAGTTCGGTCCCGTACTCGACGACGAGATCGGTAAACGGGATACCTACGCTCCGGTCGTCGCTAATGACGACCGCGCCGGCGAGATCCTCCGCGTAGCGGCGACTCCTAAAAGTGAGATTTCCGGCACGGTTGATAAAGAGAGCGCCGGGTTCGGACGATTCGATTAACTGTAGAAACGAGAGCGCGTTCGTGCCGGCGGTTACCGTCTGCGCGGCCATCGTCGTACGACCGGTTTCGATATCTCGCGCGTCTGCGGGATAGAGCACGTCCGCGGAGTCGAGTACCGCGTTAATCATCGTCGACGAGAGTCCGGTCGCGAACGTCTGCGCGGAGAGTTCCCGGTTCGCTAGTTCCGTAAAACCGTCTGCGGCGGAGATCGTGGCGGTCGGGACGCCGCCGAGCGGAATATCGTAATCCCAGTCCTGAACGATTCCGACGAACTGAAACTCCGCGCCGATACTGATACGGACCGGCGTTCGCGGTTTAATCTGGCCGGCGTACGGGTGTTGCGTCGACGGAGTGGAGATCGTCGGGTCGAATCTGGCGGTCCGGTTATCGAGCGTTACCGTCGCGGTACCGGCGTTATATCGTCCTAGCGCGGTGTTCTTCCCGCGTCGGATCGACGACGAGAGCACGTAATCCGTAACGTCTGTCCACGCCGCGCCGCCGAGCGTATACGTCGAGTTATTAAGAAGTCCTTTAGTCGGGTCGTTAAGCGTAAACGTGTTTACGCCGGACGCGTCCGTTAGCCGGAGTTCGACTACTGCGGGAGGGACGGAAAGAGTCACGACGCGCGAGCGTAGACCGGTCCGGCGGTGCGCTCGTACTGCGAAATCGAGTCGACGACGACGCGGCCGATCTCTCGCGGGTCACCTACGCCGGCGTTAACCGTGATATTAAACACGTTTCCGCCGCCGGCGAAGTTGGAGAGCCGGTCGAGCGGGATAATCGCCTCCGGACCGGCCTCTCCGCCCATAATGCCGGGAGCGAGCATCGTTCGACGGGTGATAATGCCTCCGTCTGCCATCCTGCGGACGCCACCGGGACCGGACGCGGCGCTCTGCGGTCCGCCGGTAGTGCCTCCGTACGGAGTGAAGTCGTATCCGACGTAATCGAAATAGCCGGCTCTAGGAATCTTGGGGATATCTGCGAACGGGTTAAGGATATTGAGACCGCGAATCGCAAGATTCGCCAAGTCGATTAGCATATTTCCGAGAAAGATAACTCCGTTCGCGAGTCCGATTACCGCGTTCATCGCGAGCGCGGCCGTGTTCCGGATATACCGGAAGATATCGCTACGGAAAATCGGATCTTTAAGCGCTCCGACGAGGGTAAAGACGTTTAGAGCGATGAGACCGAACGCGGTCGCGATAAATCCGGTAGTGACGCCGGCGAGAGCCGGGAAAACGGACCCGAGGGTCGTTATGCCGGTAGCGAGAGCACCGAACGCGGTCGCAACCGCGTTTATCAGTAAGAGTCCCTTAATCGCAGTACCGAGCGCGAGAACGGTAATCGTAAGATCGACTATTACGCCGGTCCATCCTTCGGACTCTTGTACGAACTTCCCGAAATCCTCGATAACGGTACGGATAGCGCCGGAGATACCGTCCTCTTTGAATGCGTCCGCGAGTTTCTGCGCGTAGGGAATAATCTTCGTACGGACGAACGTCGCGAGTCGGTCCATAACCGGCAGTAGAGCGGTGCCTATCTGCTCTTTAATCTCGCTAAATGCGACTTGTACGCGTTTCCATTCGCCGGCGGACGTGTTCGCCGCGGTCTCTGCCGCGCCGCCGAACGTTTCCTCGAGTGTCGCGATGACTTCCTCGAGCGACGCGCCTTCTTTAATCATCGCGGCCATTTCCGGAGTCAGAGACCGGAGACCGCGGTAGTTACCCTGATATGCCTTCGCGAGCGCGTCCGCGACTTCGACCGCGTTCTTACCGGTGGCGGCGGATACGTCGAGTACGAGACCCATTCGTCGTTGCGCGGTCGTAACGTCCTTCGTGCCGCGGACGAGCGCCGCGAGCGCCGGCCGGAGATCATCGTCTGCGACGCCGGTCGCGAGACTCGTTTTCTCGATAAACGCTTCGACGCTTGCGACTTGGGCGTCGGTGGCCTTCGTGGTGGCGCGAAGTTGTCGCGCGAGTTCCGCGGCGGCCTGTTGATCTTCCATCGCGGCTTGCGCCATCTGAAAACCGGCGAACGCGACGCCTCCGAGCGCCGCCGCCGCCGGCAGAGCGAACCGCCGGACAGACGCGCCGAACGCTCCGAGATTCGATTCGGCTTGTCCGAGAGCCTTCCGGAGCGGTGCCGCATTACCGGAAACGACGACGTTAATAGCCTTAGCCATAGAGCGATTCTACTTCCCTAGAAATACACGGTGGAGGTTCCGTACACGCCGCCGATTATCTGGCCGTCGCGGTCACGGAGTAACGCGTCCGGCATATTTCCGGTCTCGCCGAGCGACCCGCCAGACTTCCGCGGAGCCTTCGCGATCGTGCCGGTCAGATCGAGACCGCGGTTTATAGCGTCGATGCGGCTCTCGTAGAGAGCACGAACCGCGTTCGTACGCTCGTCGAGCGCGTCATAGATAAACGGGTTCGGACGTATGTTCATTCGCGGCCATCCGAAATGGACCGGACCGGCGTACGGGACCGCCGCCGAACCTACGCGTACGCGGCCCTGCCGGAGCGTAGGCACACTCTTAAGAGATCCGAGAAGTCGACCGGTAATAACCGGGACGTAGCGAATCGCCGCACCTATGACGAGTTCGCCGGCCTTACGATGCGTCTCTTTCATCTCGTCGCGAGACGCCTTCGACGCCTTCCGTAGCGTCCTCTGCGCGTCGCGGAGTCCCTCGATCTCGAGAGCGCCACGTCCGCCGGACGCCTCCGCCATATACGCGGATCGCGCGGCTCTCTGATACCGGTTCATCGCCATTAGCGCGGCATCCTTCCGCGGGTGCGGTTCTCCGCCTCGTTACGCTCGACGATGCGCTCCGCCATATAGAGCACGATTTCCGGATTCGTTTTCATTATTTCGCGCGGTGCGATCCCGGTCTCGACCGCGATCTCCGCGACTAACCGACGGACGTAGCCTCGCGGCCGGTCTCGCCATCCGCCGGGACCGGAGGGTTTGCGAGTTCGAGCGCCGGGATCGAACGGAGCGAAACCGTATAGTCGCGTTTCCACGCGGCAACCGCGACGCCGGCCTCGCGCTCCGCGAGAAACGCGAGATAGTTCAGATACCGGTTATGGACCGATTCGAGTTCCGAGAACGTCCGCATAAACGGTAACTTAAACATTTCCTCCCATTCGTCGATGACGAACGGAGTTACTTCGTAGAGTCCTTCGGTTCCGTCGATATGTGCGACGCGGACGGAGAATACCGGGAGCATCTTAGGAACTGGCCTCCGTAAGTACTCCGCCGGTGATCGTTACGGAAGTAGTCGCGATCGACCCGAGAGCGCCGTCGATCGGACTAAACGACTCGACATATCCGCCGGTAAGCGTATAGCGCTTATTCGTCGACGAGACCGCGGCGGCGGTCGGAACGAGAATAACGGTCGTCGTAGTACCGACGAGCGACGAGAGAGTCGCGGTCGTCGAGCCTGCGGCGCCGTCGAGTTGGAGTTCGAGCGTAACCGTATTCGACTCGAGACCGCCGGCGTACTTGCGAGCGGTGTCCGCCTGCGTCGTGACGTCCTGCGATTCCTTCGATCTGGCGAGAACGCACGAAACGACACGATCCGAAATGTTTACGCTATTAACCGTAACCTGCGTCATCGGGATATAAACGGCCATTTTTAAGACTCCTTTTCCGGGTCTGTTTTCTTAGTTGCGGGTGCGCTCCGGTCCGATTCTAGGTGACCAGAGAGCATGAGAGCGGGAACGTTCACGCCGGCGGCGGCGAGTTCTTCGTCGGTGACGATCTCGCCGGGTGCTCCAAGTGTGGTCCCGATAACGATTCGATATTTACCCATAGAACGTGACCTCGTATCTGTATCCGAAATATGCGACTCCGCCGTATTCTATCGTTATCGGTTCGGCGCGTGGAATACGAACCGCGGAGACGGTCCCGTTAAGGCTCTGATCCGCCTCGAGAATCGTTTTAACGGACCCGACGCCGGTCGTATTGAGCCATTTATCTAGTGTTTCTTGCGCGGAGCGTTCCGCCATGCGCGAAACGATTAGGAGCACGTCGCACGTACCCTGATCGAGTCCGCGATTCTGCGCGTCGTCGAAGTTAATCGTTACGTTCCCGACGACCGCGGCCGGCACCGGCACCGAATCCGGCACGTATGAGAACACGCGAACGCCGGTCAGAGCCTCGAGTTTCGCGGCCATCGCATCGCGAACGCTTGCGATATTCACGCGAAGAACTCTTTACGGTAGGCGCGAACGATTTTCGCCACGTCGCGCCCGAGCGGAGACATACGGATAGCGCCCATCTCCGAGAGTCCGAGAACCCCGCCTACGGAGTCCTTCCGTTTATAGAGATCCGCAGAGAGTATTAGCGTCGCTTGCGTAATGGCATCCGGGATAGCCGGCCATCCGAATCGGCCGGTGATCTTCACGGCCGGACGTGCGGTCGCGATCTGCGAGA